TATCAATAATTATGGCAAGTACAATTAAAGTAAACAATATTCAAAATCAATGCGGTGCTAACATCGCTAACAAATGTGGTTCAACCATTACACTTGGTGCAAGTGGCGATACCATTACTCTTGCATGCGGTGCAAGTCAAACAGGATTCGGTAGAACAGGAACAGTAGACTGGGATACCACAGCTAAAACAGCATCATTCACAGCAGTGAGTGGGAATGGTTATTTTGTAAACACAACTAGTGGAGCAATAACTTTAACACTTCCTTCATCACCTTCTGCTGGTGACATTGTAGCTTTCAAAGATTACGCATTCACATTCGCAACAAATAATTTAACAGTAGATGGTAATGGTTCACCCATTGGTGGAGTAGATGGAACTATTTTACCTACTTATAGTACAAATGGTACTTCGAAAACTTTTATTTATGTAGATGGTACAAAAGGTTGGTTGGTTACTAACGAATCAACAGATACATCTCAAGAATCAAATGCTTTATATGTAACAGCAACAGGTGGAACTGTTACTTGTTGTGGAGATTATAAAATTCATACTTTTACAGGTCCTGGTACTTTTTGTGTATCTTGTGCAGGTAATGCATGTGGATCAAATTCAGTAGATTATTTAGTAGTAGCTGGAGGTGGGTCAGGAGGAACTTGGGGAAGTGCAGGAGGTGGAGCAGGTGGTTTTAGAGAATCTGGTGGAACAGCATCAGGTTGTTACACAACTTCTCCATTAGGTAGTTGTGTTTCAGCTTTACCAGTAACAACAACAGGTTATCCAATAACAGTAGGAGGTGGCGGAGCAGGTCAGGCTTATCCTACTAGAACATCAGCAACACCAGGATCAAATTCAAGTTTTTCAAGTATTACATCAGCTGGTGGAGGTAGAGGAGGAGGCCAGTCAACTACAGGTGATACTGGAGGATCAGGTGGGGGAGGTTATAATGGCGGAATTGGTTTAGCAGGTAATACTCCACCAGTATCTCCACCACAAGGTAATAATGGCGGAAATTCATCTCCTGCTCCATCTTATGCAGGTGGAGGAGGAGGAGGTGCTACTGCGGTAGGTGCTAATTCTACTACATCAACAGCTGCAGATGGAGGAGCAGGCGCAACAACAAACATTACATCAAGTCCAGTAGCTTATTCTGGAGGTGGCGGTGGTGGGTCAGTAGGACCAACTACAAGACCTGGAGGAGCAGGAGGAACAGGTGGTGGAGGAACAGGTGGAGCAAGTGGAGGAACTAATCCTGGAGGAGCAGGAACAACTAATACTGGAGGTGGAGGAGGAGGTGCAGGTGCTGCATCTGCTGCTGGTCCTTGTGCTGGATCAGGTGGATCTGGCGGTAGCGGAATTGTTATAATAAGGTATAAATATCAATAGGTAAATTATGAGTGAAGTAAAAGTAAATAAAATTAGTCCAAGAACAAATTGTGGTACAGTAACTGTTGGAGATTCTGGTGATTCAGTATCAGTTACAGCAGGTGTTCCAGTAACAGTTAATGGAGATTTAAAATCAAATGCATTAAAAGCAGTTGATGGTGGAAGCATTATTAGTCAATGTGGAACAAATATTACTTTAGGTGCTTCAGGAGATACAATCAATTTAGCGGCTGGTGCATCACAAACAGGTTTTGGTCGTACAGGTACAGTGGATTGGGATACGACTGCAAAGACAGCTTCATTTACAGCAGTGAGTGGTAATGGTTATTTTGTTAATACAACAAGTGGAGCAGTTACAGTTACTTTACCAGCAACACCTTCAGCTGGAGATATAATTGCTGTAGCAGATTATGCTAACACTTTTGGAATAAATAATTTAACTGTTGCAAATAATTCAGAACCTATAAATGGTATATCACAAGATTATACAGCAGATAGTAGTGGTATATCACTTACATTTGTTTATGTAGATGGAACAAGAGGATGGAAAAATGTAAATGATGGAACTACAAATGCTACAGGAGTAAGTAATTATGTAATAGCTACTGGTGGTACAGTTACAACTTGTGGTGATTGGAAAATTCATACATTTACATCACCAGGTACATTTTGTGTTGTATCAGCAGGAACTCCTGGTGGTTCTAACACAGCAGATTATCTTGTAGTAGCAGGTGGTGGTGGAGGTGGTGCACCTCCAGGATTATATTCAGGTGGTGGTGGAGCAGGAGGTTTTAGAGAATCTTCTCCTGCACCAGGAACTGATTGGACAGATTCACCTTTAGGAAATCCAGGTGGAGCTTTACCTGTTGCTGTTCAGGGTTATCCAATTACAGTTGGCGGCGGTGGTGCAGTTCAAACATCAGGATCAAATTCTATATTTTCAACTATTACATCAGCAGGGGGAGGAAATGGAGGTCGTAATTATCCTTCAACTGTTGCAGCAGGTTCAGGAGGATCTGGTGGCGGTTTTGGACAATCTCCTCCAAATTCTGGTTCAGCAGGAAGTGGAAACGTACCTCCTGTTAGTCCACCACAAGGAAATCCTGGTGGTGCTAGATATGTAGGTGGTGGCGGAGGCGGCGGTGCTACTGGAGCAGGTATTGGTGGAGGATCACCAACAGTAGATGGTGGAAATGGTGGTAATGGAGCAGGTACAGGTATAAATCCTTCTACTTGTGTAGGAACACCAGGACCAAGTGCACCTTTAAGATATTTTGCTGGTGGTGGTGGTGGATCTGCTTGGAAAAGAAATGGTGGAACTGGTGGATACGGTGGTGGAGGTGATGGTTCAAGTGGTGGAACTTGCATTCCAGCACCTACTTGGGCTCCTCAACAAGCTGGTACAGCTAACACTGGTGGTGGCGGAGGATCAGGTGGTTCTGATTCAGGTTCTGGACCATCTGCAAGTTCTGCTGGTGGATCAGGTATAGTAATAATAAGATATAAATTTCAAAATTAATATGTATTTACATAAATTTAAAATTAATATATAAGGAGAAACATTATGGCACATTTTGCAAAACTAGGAGCAAACGGAAAAGTTATTCAAGTATTAACCTTGAATAATTCTGATATGTTAAATGCTGATGGAGTAGAAGACGAAGCAGTAGGTCAACAATATTTAGAACAACACAATAATTGGCCTGCACAAATGTGGATTCAAACTTCATACAATACAGTAGGTGGACAACATAAAAACGGTGGAACTCCATTTAGAGGAAACTATGCAGGTATAGGTTATACTTGGGATGAAGATAATGAAATTTTCTGGCCTAAAAAACCATATGCTTCATGGGTAAAACATAATGCAACTGCATCTTGGAAATCACCTTTAGGTGATGCACCAGCGTTAACTGCAGAACAAACTTCACAAAACGAAGCTAACACTCATAACTGGGTTTACAACTGGGATGAGGATGCTTATCAAGCAGATAATACAGCTGGCTGGACATTGACAAATACTTTAGCATAATATATATCTGGTGGTGGTATGCAAAAGAAAGTTTTAACAGAGCAAGCTTTATACTTCGGTGATGTTTCAATGCCTAAAGGTTTTGAGATAGATCGAGATAAATTATCAGGCGACATTTTACAATCTACATTTACGGATTCAGAGTTTCCATTTTCAAGAACTTGGGATATGTTGAATACATATATGCGTGAGCATGTAAATTTAGAATATGGTTTTCAACTTGTGAATAAAAGAACTTGGGGTGATATGTATAAACCCAATCAACAGACAGAACCATTACTTAATATTGATCCAGTCGACTTAAGAAACTCACCTGATTACACTTTACTCTATGGTGTTAAAACTAATAACTGTTTTGTGAGAATTTTTTATGATGATAATAGAAGAAAAGGAAGAAGTTGGGATATAGAATTAAAAGATAATATGTTTATTATGTTTCCATCTACGAATATGTATTACATAAACAACAGACAGAAAGATAGTTTGAATTTTGTTCAAACAATAACTTATGAATATATATAAAAATTTTTTACCAAAAGATATATTTAAAACATTAAAAGATACTATGATGGGGTATTATTTTCCTTGGTACTTTAATGATTTTGTAAATCATGAGGGAGAAAAAGAAGATAATTTTCAATTTACTTTTCACTTTATAAAAAATGGTAAAGAAGAATGTTGGGGCGAGTGGATAGATATTATGAGACCAGTATTAAAACATATTAAACATAAAAAAATGAATAGAGTAAAAGCTAATTTATTAACAAGAACAGATAAAATAATTGAACATAAATATCACAAAGATCAAGAAAAAGGCACTACAGGTATTTTATATTTAGATAATAGCAATGGATATACTATATTTAAAAACGGTAAAAAGGTATCTAGTGAAGAAAATAAATATGTTGAATTTGATTCAACTTTAAAACACACAGGTTCAACTTGCACTGATAAACAAAGGAGAGTTGTAATAAACTTTAATTATCAATGAATATATCTAATTATTATTGGTATTTTACTTCAGCAATACCACCAAAACTATGTGATGACATAATTAAATATGGTTTATCACAATCAGAAACGATGGCTAGAACTGGTGGATATGGAGATAGAGAACTTACTAAAGATGAAATTAGAGATATGAAACGTAAAAGAAATTCAGATTTAGTATGGCTCAATGATCCATGGATATATAGAGAATTGCACCCATACATTCATCAAGCAAATAGAGCTGCAGGTTGGAATTTTGAATGGGATAGATCAGAGTCTT